GGGACCTTGAAGGCGAGGTTCTCCGCTTGCGGCGGCAGCTCCTCGTAGATCACGGGGATGTTGTAGGTGAGCACGCGAGGGTCGCGGTCGTAGCAGACGATTCGAGGAACGCCGCCAGCGCCGGCGGTGTTGAGCTTCCCCCATTGCTCGACCGCCTTGATGTACGGCGACACCCGGAGGAAGGTCGCGAGGACAGTCTCGCCAGTGGTGGCCGAGTAGGGGAGCGAGGCGATGAGGCCGTACTCCGCCGTCGGCAAGATCATCGTGTTCGGCTCTTCGACCTCGAGCGTCAACGTCACGATCGACTGCGCGAGGAAGTTGAGGTTCTCGAGCAGTTGTGCGGCGGTGAGGAGGGACCACGCTCCTGCGTTTGGCAGCGCAACGATCGGGACGTTGGCGTTGTTGACGAGGCCCGTGGTTCCGACCTCAGGAGCGCCACTTGCGCCGATCTCATCGATGCGACGATCCACGCTCTTTCGCGCGGCCGCCGCCTTGCGCTGATTCAGGGCGTTCCCCACTCGGAGAGAGCGGCGAATGTCCTGAATCGACCATTGGTAGGCTGCGCCAGCGCTGATGACCTTGCTGGTGAAGCTCTTCGCGTTCGCGTCGACGAGCGGAAGGTTGTCCGCCATGTTGGCGACGATCTTCGCGGCGCCGACCTCATCCCACTGGTAGTAGGTGATCGTGTCCGCGCCGGGGTCTGCCGACTCATCCAGCGGAATGAACATCAGCGCCTTGAGCTTGGCGTAGCTGATGTCGAAGGTTTGAGCCTTCACGTACTCGAGCTGGCGCGCGAACGTGCTCGTCTCGTCTCCGTCGAGTCGAACGCCGAGCGTGTCCAGGATGCGTTGCGCCATCTCGATGTCGCGGGCGTCGACGCGAATGTCTTCCATTTCGATTTCCATGATGTCTCCGGTCTGCTGAGTTGGTTGGGGTCGTGCGTCGGGCGTCAGCCCAACCATGATCAGGATGGATAGTACTCCACCACGACGAGATCGCCGATGCCGGCGACGCTGCCGAAGCGCGCGCCTGGCAGGGCGACGGCCGTGGCGACGTCCGCGTCGGTGCGGACGGCCCCGAGCGTGGCGAACGTGCCGGCCGCGAAGCGCACGAAGACGGGCGTCCCGCGCGCTGCGACAGCGTCCTCCGCAATCATCCAGATGCGACCGCGGCGAAGGAAGCGCATCACGTCGTCCGCGGCATAGGTGCCGGGAGCTTCGCGCGTGGTCTCGGCGACGACGAAGCCAAGCGCGCTGCTGTCCGTGACGCTGGCGGATGCGGCCGGTAGCTCGCAGCGCGGCGGTCGGTCGTCGGCAGCGCCGCCGGCGATCCGGTGGACGAATCGTCCGAACGAGACGGCCTGCGACGCGATGCACGTGTCGAGGACTGAGTCGGCGAGGTCGACGAGTCCGCCCTCAAGGGCGACCGCCGGGTCATATCCATAACTTGTCTGCATTGGCTCTGCTCCTATTCGAGGATCGGGTGAACGTCGAAGTCGATGATCTCGCTCGACCACTCGCCGCCTGAAAGTTGTATCACACCCTGGAGCCGCCATCGACCCACACGGTCGAGGAAGCCCGTTGTCGTTCTGATCTCGATATACCCGTCTGAGCCATCGCCGACAAACCCCGGCAGCGCCGGGACCGTCGCAGTCGCGAAAGTCGCGGGAATGAGTTGCACAATCGGCGCGTCGTCCGGCAGGTCGCCAGGCTTCTCGACGCGCATGAACAGATCGACGCCTGGCACGGCCGTGGCGAGGTTCAGCGGAGGTGGCGTCGGGTCGACGATGGGGTTGTAAGCGTTCGTCGAGAGGTCGAAGATCCTCAGCACGAGCGCGGTATTCGTGTCGCCCTTGCGGATGGTGGGCTCGAGGCGGGAGCCGTCGAGGCGATTGGAGATCAATAGCGTCATGACTCGGCTGGCCTTCCATGAGTCTGCACGATCCCGGTCCCGCGCGCACTCCCACGCACCAGCGCCGCGCCCACGCCGGACGCTGTGGCGACGCCGGAGCCTTGGGCGATGGCCATCCCAACGTCGGCGGCAGCCGCCTGCACGCGCGCCAGCGCAGCGCCCTGGGCGATGCAGCGCGCCGACGGGACGACCGGGGAATAGTGGCGCGGGCCGGGGTTGAGCCCGTGCGCCACCAGCGCGCCGACGGCGTTCAGCCCATGGGCGATCACGTGGGCGCTCCTCGCTCGTGCTGCACGCCGAAGAAGGCGAGGACCTCGTCCCCATTGTCCGTGGTCAACTCGGCGCGGTAGAGCTCGGTGACGCCGTCCTGGGCGTAGACGACGAGCTGGCGTGGAGGGCCCGCCGCGAAGTCGACGCGGATGCGATTGCGCAGCACGGCGATGGCCTGGGCCGCGCTGCCTACGGTGGTTTCATGCGCCGCGAGGACCTCCTGCCAGACGGCGTCGGCGATGGCTGCCGCGGTCGGGTCGTTGAGCGCAGCCACGATCTCAGCGACTGCATCCGTCGCCAGGGCATCGGCGTCGAGGGCGTTGGTGGCGATCGCCGACGCCGTCACGACGCCCGCCGCCATCGCGCCGACGCTCGCGTCGATGCGCCCACCAACAAGCGCCGCAGGAAGCCGCGTCTGAATGTCGTCCGCATCTGCCTGCACCGAGGCCACCGCCGCCGCCGTCGGCAGATCCAGGAACGATGCCACCAGCAGCAGCAGATCATGCGCCGATGCCGCCACCGCGCCCGTGGTCGCGTACTCCGCCGAGAGCGCAACGGTTGCGCTTGGGAGGTTCGTGATCGCCGCGAGGTCGAGCGAGTGTCGGTAGTGGCCGTCGCCGATCTCGCTCATCGCGGCTTGCCGCGTGGTCCAGCCAGCGGCCTTGAAGGTCATGTCGAACCAATCGAGGTATGACGACACGCCGTCGCGCACGGCGACGACCGCCGCCAGGCCCGAGACGCCGCCGTTCTGCGAAACGGTCAGCGCAAGCTCCGCCGTCGCAGATCGCTCGACCGTCAGCGTGCTCACAGCAGCACCGTGGGCTGCGCGCCGAGCCGCCGCGTGAGAGTGATCGTACCCGTGCTGGCTCCCACCGCCGCAGATGGGACAGGGATGTAGGGCTCCCATGAGCCATCCGTTTGCGCCACCAGCAGACCATCCGCTCGGCGTGTGAGCGACAAGCCAGCAAACCATTCGCGCTGCGCTGGTCCCGTGTCGGGATAGGTCGTCCATCCTCCAGCGCGGTTGGAATAAACGGGGAAGAAGAAGAGCTTCGCGTAGGCCGTGCCGGGATCGCAGTTCCACTGCTTGCCCGTTCCACTTCGATCGATGCCGCCAAAGAACCCCTGCATGAAGCACCACTTGTCGACCGCAGGGATAACCTGCGCAAACGCCAATGAATACTTGTAGCTCCCGCTTCCCCATCCGTTATGCACGATCGTTCCCGCCGTGTACGACGCGCCGCTCCAGGGAGCGTCCAACGTGATCGTGTTCAATGTGTAGTTCACTGCGCCGGGCGACCATTTGTAGCCCATAAAGTTACGCGAATAATACTCGTACACATGTCCGAAACTGTTCGAGTAGTTCATGAATCGGATGGAACACTTGCGCTTCGTCGCATCCGTGTTGTTCCATCCCGTTGCGTCCACGAGGTAGATCACGGTGTCACCTGGATTCAGGTCAGCCGCGAGAGTCGTATGAGCGCTTCCAGGCTCCGTGACATGGTGCCACGGAGAAATCAGGAGCTTGTCCGCGTCGTAGTACTTGATGCCTGCATAGAACAGGTGCCGATTTCCGTAGGCGTAGGCGCTGTAATCCCCCGGCTCGCCACTCTGCATGACATAGCCGGTCACCTCGTACATGGCATTGGGGTCGATCGGGATGAACTCGTCCGTCTCAATGGCGAAAGTAAAAGAAAAGTAGCCCGTGAATTTGAACGAACCTGGGAGTCCTGGCGCATTCGCGCCGTCGAAATCCAGCGTCGAAAAGTTGTAGTTCGTCCCCTGCAACGCCGTCCCATTCGTGATCAGCCCGGCGCTGCGCGATTGGATGTAGAGCGGCGTGCCGTCGAGCGCGTCCTTGTCCGAGGCCGACATGAAGCCGTCAGTGCCCGAGGTCGCCTGAGCGTGCAACGTGCCTCCACCGCGAATCCCGTGCGCGTGCTGATGGTCGGCTCGCGCGAAGCTCGTGGAGCCGCCCTCGTCGTTCGTCGCGTCGGTGATCTCCACTGCCGTGGCGGACGCGATCGCATGGCGATGATCGGAGCGTGCCAGGCTGACCGCAGCGCCTTCGCTCGCCGCGTCGTCCGGCTGGATGGTCCCAGGCGCGGCAGTCGCGACGTCGTGCTTGTGGTCGGCACGCGCCGCCAGAGTGGAGACGCCCACCTCAGCGGTCGCCCTCGACGCATCCTCGGGGGCGATGTCAGAGAGCGGGCTGAGGTGGACGTCTGCCATGGGCCAGGCCGAGAATCAGTTCGAGGACTTGGTCGCGCTCGGCAGGGGCTCACGACCCTGACTGATCGCGGCACGTCGGTTCGCGCGGCGCGCACTCTCCGCGCTGTCGATGCGGACCTCGGTCTTCGCTCCATGCTGCGGCAGCATGGTGCCGCCGCCTGCGACGATGGCGCGGCGCGTCACGTCTCGGCTGTCGCGACGCTCGGGCGCCGACTCGATCACCGCGTCGAATCGGCCGTCGATGTAGGAGTCGCTGCGCTCCTGCGCGTCGAACTGCGCGTCCTTCGCCCGCAGCACCGTCACTCGGATGTCGCGGTCGGTGAGGCCGTCGAACTTCACCGCGTCTCCAAGCACCTTGCGGGCGCTGTGCTCGAGCGCCACTCGCGCTGCGACTGCTGCCGCGATGGTCTCGGGCTTGGTGGCGGCGTCGAGCTTGGTGGCGGCGTCCGCCAGCTCCTTGGTCGTCGCGTCGAGCTTCCCCTCCGCAGAATCGGCGCGGGAGATGGCCTCGGCCAACTTCGCCGAGAGGACCTCGATGTGCTTGCTGATGTGCGGCGCCGCGGTCTCCGAGACCTCGTAGTCGATGCCGTCGATTCGGATCTTGATCATTGGATGTTCTTCCTTTCTGTCGGCCTGCTCGGCCCCGTCGAACTTCAGTGGTAGCACGGCCTCGGGATGGAGGGCGAGTAGAGTCGCAAGCGCGTCATCGAGACGCTCGACCTGCAGACTGTCGATGGAGTCGTTTGAATCCATTCGCAGCGCCACGTCTGAGCCAGCGCGCCCCCAGCCCTTCGGGCCGATACCGATGTGATTGTAGGTGATGCCGCGTTGGATCTGATCGTAGCGCTCGCCGTTCCACTCGCCCGGCGTCCGGTCGATTGAAGCCACCTGGTAGCCCGCGCTGAGCTCGCTCACCTCGCGCGCCTCCACCTTCGCGATCATCGCCCCGTCCTGCACGATGAGGTCGCTGCCGAGGAAGATGTCTCCGTCCTTCCGCACCGTCGTCGCCATCCCAACCTGCAGGGCCTTGATGTTCTGCGGCGTGACGAGCTCCGCCGGATGGCGGTCTGTGATCGGCGCGTACTGGAGGCTCGCCATCGACGCGGGCGCGAAGACCTCCTCGGGCGGTCGCAACTCCCGCACCACGCTGCCATCGGCGCGGTGGTACTCGAGCACGCCGACACGCGTGATGCGTCCCGGCGCCACAACAAAGCCCTGAGATGTGCGACGAGCGCGGCCGACGGCGCCGACGTCGAATCGAATGTGGAGTGCGGACATGGAGAGATCCTAGCGCGATCTCTCCAGGTAAACGAGTGCCCGGTCTGTGATGGTACAGACCGGGCATTCGCCGACTCCCGCGACCCAAGAAGGAGAGGCCGCGAGAGGAGCCTACAACCCCTCGAAGAGCGGGTCGAGCACAGGCTCTGCCTCGCACCGACATGCGATGGGCTCTCCGGGGTTCCCCTCGCTTCCCGCGCCCTGAGCCCAGGTGAAAACGCGCCCCTCGAGCGCCGCGTGTTCGTCGCGGACCCGCTCGTCCCCTGCCGTGCGCCAGACGTAGGAGGTCACTCCCATGCGTACATGTCTGACCTGGGTCAGTTCGCTATTGAGCGTGCCGATCTGGTCACGCGCAATCAGCGCGGCGCGGCGCTTGGAGATGCCTCTCTGCTCCGCGAGATCTTTCGCGATGTCTCGGGTGGTGCGCCCGCGCGCGAATCCGTCGAGGACCGTCGTCTGGACCCGGTCGAGCGCGCTCTTCCCGAGGTCCTTGATCAGCGCGACGTTCTCGTTGGCAAAGGACGCGATGAGCCTGTCGATGCTGAGATCCTTCCCCGTGGTGAGCGGGATGCCGAGCGTCCGCTTGAAGAGGCCCTCCAACTCGCCGCGATTGAATCGGTCGACGTTCGCCGCAATCTCCCGCGCTGCCCTGCGTAGAGCTGGCGCTGACAGAATGCGCGAATTCATTCGCTTGCGGATCTGAGAGATGGCGCCGAGAAACTCCGCTGCTGGCGAGGCGTCGGAACGCGCGCCTTCGTTGGACTGCACGATCTGAGTCGCCAGACGGTCGATGAGTGGAGCGAGGCTGGCGACCTCCGCATTCACCTCGTCGAGCACCTGCACCATGCGCGCGCGGTAGCGCAGCTCGGCGCCGCTCGGATGCCTCTGCCGCGGGATGCGCTTCGGCGGCAGCCGTCGTCGGGACTCGGCAAGCAGCTTCCGCACGCGCAGTCGGTCGGACTGGCTCACGCGGGCTCGCCACCAGGTGAGGCGCCGGGCGGGGTGGGATCGATCGGTACGTCCCGCATGATCGCCTCGGCCTCGGCGCGCGCCAACAGAAACAGCACCACCAGCATCTCGGTCGCGGCGCTGCGCGGAATCGTGCCAGCGGTCGCGCGTGTGACGATGTCGAGCAGTCCGGCCACCTGGCTGCCGTCGTATGCGGTCTTCTGGATGTCGGCCGTCGGCGCAGGAGGCGCTGTGGGGGGCGCAGCCTGGTCGGTGGGAGTAGGCGTCGTGGTCGGGCCGGTCGTCGGCTGGGCGGCGGCGTCATCTGCGGCGCTCGCGCTGATCTGCTCGTAGGTGTCTTTCAGGATCGCCTCGCGCTCGGGGATGTCGATCTTGGTCTCCGGGTTCCAGCCGCCTGCGCGGAAGCGGTTGATCGCCACTTCCTCGGGCAGGAGGGCGCCGTGTCTCATGTAGATGTCGTCGGTTTCCGCGACGGTCTTTCGGATCGTCGCTCTCTCCGAGTCGGTCTGATGAATCAGCGCAGGCCACTCGATCTCCCACGCGTCGGGCTCGGTCCCTCCAGTCGGACCTTCGCTCGATCGAAACACGAGTTGCGCGATGCGGCTCAACGCCGGGTGCGCGACCTTGCGCCGCTCGGCCTCCACGGTCTGCGCCCAGAGCAGTCGGTCGCTCTCTCCGGTCGCATTCATCCCCGCTGGCGAGCGTCCGAAGAGCACGCTCGCAGGCATGTCCGCGGCCTCGCAGACGTCGAGCATGAAGAGTTGCAGCGCCTCGGGGTAGCCAGTGAGCGCTGGCGACATGCGCTCGAACTTCTCCATGCCCGCGTCGATGACGAGCGTGCGCGCATTCGATCGCTGCAGGTCGGCGAGGCCGATGCGCTTCTCGACATCGTTCTCCTGGCCTCCGCCGATCATGTCGATGAGACCCTCCATGGAGAAGATGCCCTGACTCGCGTCCTGCACGAGATTGCCGAGCGACGCGAAACTCTGATTGTAGGTGCGCAGCTTGTCGTGGACGCGCTGGAGGACGCTCAGCGACCATCCGTCGTGGCGCTGGCGTTCTCGATTCGTGGTCATCCGACCTTCGAACGTGATCAGTCGCGTCTCATGGATGTAGGCCGCTGGCTGCGGTGTTCCGCGCGTAGTCGAGCTTGTGCGATTGACTCGGTAGACCTCGACCGATCCGAACTTCGGGCTGCTCGGGTCGGAGTAGACGGAGTGCGGAACGATGTCGCGCACGTCTAGCGTGGTGAGCGCGAGCACCGATCGCAGACGGCTCTCGTCGAGCGGGAGATCTTGCGGCGCGTCGTAGCCCTCGTCGGTGACCAGATAGATTGCGCCGCCGCCGAAGAGACGTCCCCAGTTCCACCCCGCCTCGACGTGCGCGGATGCCTTGAGCTCGTCCTCCATGTATGCGTAGACCGCCGCACCGGCGGCGGCTGCCTTCGAGACGGCCTCATCGGCGTCTTCCGCGCCGACCTCGATGCTGTACGAGCCACGCAGCGCGTCGTCCACGACCTTGCCGACGACCTTCGC